CCGTGGCGGAGCCAACGTGCTCCATCTTCTCCATGAATGAACGGAAGCGAGACCCCACTGTCTTGTCCATCATCCCGAACTTGATCAGGAGGTCATCCTTGCCGAACCCCACATCGGAGTTTCCGAAACGGTAATCCCCCATGCCGGACTGCGCCTTGAATGCCTGCGCTGCCTGCCCGTTGTTGTAGGCCTCCCGGAAGCCAGTAACCGTGTTGTTGGTCAGGGTCAGGTTGGCACCGGTCGTCATGATGCCGGACGACACGGCACCCCTGATCGCGTTGCGGATCATGAAGGGCGGGGTGAGCGTAATGCCCTGACGGAAGATGTTGGCCATGTCCGTCATGAAGCGCATCATCGTGCCCTGCTGGACCGGCTGCATGCCCGCAAGGGCAAGCATCAGGGGGTATGCCTCCCGCCCCTCGGGGACAATCCAGCTCTCGACGCCGCCCTGCCACACGCGCACCGCGTTCTCGTCTGGCTTCTTCGCCGTCAGAGGCTCGACCCGAGCCAGCCCCGCGATCTGCATGAGGTCAAAGGTCTGATTGGCGGCGCGGTTCCGCATGCCTGCAGCCTGAATGGCCTGGCTGTTGCGGATCATGTTCTGCATCAGGTTGTCGATGCGGAGCTTGTCGCCACCCTTGATCGCACGGATGCCCGGGTCGCGGCTCAAGACACCCGTCTTGGCCGTTCCGGCCCGATATTCCGGCAAAACCAGCTCTGGCGAAGTGCCATCTACCCTCTCGTCCGAACGGTAGAAGGGCACATAGAAGTCATCAGCCTGCATCGCCAGCTTCTGCGCGCGGTTGATCCGCCCGGACTGTTCAAGGAAGTCCAGGTTGGCGTCGTTGAACTTCTTCCATTCGTCGGCGGCCTGCTGGAACTCCGGCACAGACGCGCCTTTGGCCAGCGCGGTCTGAATGTCCTGCGGCGTGAGTGGGGTCTTGATCCCGCGCTTGGCAAGGTCCTGCGCCCGGCGGGCGACCATCCATTGCATCCAGTCCTGCAGCCGCTGCCCGCGATCGGCACCATCGCCCCCGGCCAGCTTAAAGATGTCGAACAGGCCAATCGTGCCGGGCGCGACAGAATACTCACCGTGCTGCCCGAAGGCGGCAGCGCCGTAATAGAGCATTGCCTCTTGGCGACCACTGTCCTGCACGGCCATCTCAACGGCCTTGAAGGCGCTCTCCGCACCGGTAGCCAAGCCGCCATTGATCGCGATCTCCAACCGCCGGATCGGGGCGGCGGCATTGAAAAACGTGTCTTCAAGCATCTGCATGAGGGTGCGGTTCGCCACTTGGGGCGAGTGCGCCATCTGCTGAACCTTGGCCACGAGCGACTGGCTTTCTGGAAGCTGCGCCATGTAATCGGCCACATCGACCGCGCGCCGGACCTCGGGCGCCAGATCCTCGATGCGTGATGCCCCCTGCCCGCGAACCGGGACGCTGGCAGGGGGCGATCCGGCGGCGGCAGCACCCGCGCCAACCTCCGGAACCTCTTCATCGACAGCGCGGCGCAGTTCTGCGCCCGCCTCAGGAAGCTCAGCATACTGGGGAACGAAGTCGTAGGTCTTCCCCTCCTCGTTCACCACCTGGACATCCTCCCCAAAGACGGGGGTCGAGGTCATCAGGTCGTCGTAGTTGTAGCGCCCGACATTGTCGAACTGCTCAATATCAAGCTCGACCCCCTCGCGCCGAGCCATCGCGGTCAGTTCCTCGTAGATGGTCTTGGGAACCTCGATCTGCTCCATGATCGTCCGCATGCTCTCGCGGACCGCAGACGAAATCGCGCCCTCGTGCTCCCGGGGGACCGTGAAGCTGTCGTGGTTCGTGGTGATGTAGGCCCCGTCGGTCGCGCGCTTGTAACGCTCGACCGCACGATGCAGCACCGCGGCGTCGTAGGATTGAACGAGGTTCGCCCACACCGCTTTGGCAACCTTGTCATGGTCAGGCTCAGGCTTGTCCACCTTGAATTTGATGGTGACCTCGGTCTCCTTATTCCCCGCCGTTTGCTTGACGCGGGTCTCCGCCTCGACGCGCTTTTGGCGCCGCACGGCAATCTGGCCATCGAGGCCTATGGTGAGCTCGATGGTCGGGGCCGCGTCTCCATATTTGGCGTAGAGCGCCCTGGACAGGTCTTTGACGGCAGCCAAGGTCCACTTCTGCAGGGCAAGCGCATGGGGCGCAGTCTTCTCTACCCCCTCCATGCCTGCCTCGGTCAGATAGGACCAAGCCCCCTCGTTGTCCGTCCCCGGGAGTTTAACCGTGTTCTTCAAGACCTTCTGCAAGACCCTGCGGAAGTTCTTGTCCAGGCCGCCATAGTTCATCGCGATGATGGCCGGCTTGATGCCGTCGCGATCAAGCGCCCAGGACTTCGGGTTTGCCGACGGGAAGATGGTGTCGACAAAGTAGCGCGCCCACTGCTTGCGCTTCTCGGCTTTCCTGCGGGCGACCACGCCCAGACCGTCAGGGATGGCGCTCTCAGCGTCCCGAAGCAGGCGCTGCCGCATGGCCTCGAGCGTGTTGTTGTAGAGGTCGGACTTCGAGTATCCAGGCTCGGTGGCCTGCCCGCGCCCCATGTTCAAGTGCGGAGCGGCAACGTGGTCATAGGCCATCAGCGCGTTGATCTGCCAGCCAGAGGCAGAGTTGTCGACGGTGACCATGTCATCGACGATATTCTTGCCCTCATGCACGAAGATCGCCTTGATGTCGCCGTCAGCCTGCGGGTGGAACGAGCCATCTGCGTAAATCCGCCCCCGATCGTCGATCTGATAGAGGAAGCCAACGTCTCCATCAGGGCCATGCTTCGCAACGAAGGCTTCGTAGGCGGCCCGCAACTGACGGATGCGACCCTCAGCGTCACGGCGCTTCTCGTTGATCTTCCATCCAACATTCTTGATGTAGTCCTTGAGCTTCATGCCCTTGAGGTCAAAGCCAGGGAGGCTGTCAGGCAATGCCCTCAGCTTGCTGCCCGGAGGGAGCGCAGCCATCATCGCCTCTACTTGGGGCCTTATGACATCCCACTGGGGGATGTCTGATTTCTTGAGGCCGTCCCGCGCCAGGGATTTGCCGGAGATCAGGTCGTCGGGACGGATGGCGTAGAGCTTGGTCCGGTCGATCTTGTAGCGATTGCCCTGCAGGTAGCGTGCAGTGCGAGCGGCCGCTTCAAGACCCTCGGGCGAAAGCCTGTTGCTCTTCTCTCTCCGCTTGAGTTTCCGGGTGTCGTTCGTATCCTTCAGGGGAGGGTCAAACTGCATTCCCTCCGGTCCAACCAGCTCTGTGAACCTGCGGAGTTCGGGGGAAACCTCCAGGAAGTATGTCTTTCCCTCACCCCAACCCCCAGCTGAGGCGAACCTGTTCTCCACACGCCTGATCTCGCCGAAGCCGGCGTTGTTGATCAGCCGCTCAAGGCCCAAGGCCAGTTGAAACTCAGGCCTGTACTCGGGCTTGAGGCTCCAAATCTTAGTGCCGACCTTAGTGGCACGGTTCCTCCTGACCTCGTCGCGCTGGAAAAGCATGTCGAAGGTAATCGGATCCCTGAACATCGCCCGACGAACATCGGTCACTGTGTACATCTGCTTGCGACCGTCGCTCCGAAGATACTCCCCGACCCCTGCGATAAGTTGGTCGCGGGAGATAATGCCGTCGCGGATCATCTTGGCAGTGGTGTTCGCCTTGGCCGTTTGCGCGGTCAGGTCCGCAATGATCTTGTCGGCAAGCTCCGCGACACGCTCCTCGTTGTAAGCGGGGCGCTTCCGCCGGTTGGAGCTTCGTGGGTCCATGTAGCCAAGGACATCTTGCTCTAGGTCGAAGCCCTCTGGATCCCAGTCGTCTCCGCCGGCGTCGCCGTCTTCGACCGCTCCATCCGCCTCATCGACAGCTCTTCGCTCGCCAGCTGATCCCCCTGGGCCGCCAGCTTCCTCAGTTCCCGTTCGTCCAGCAGCTCCATCTCGTGCAAAAGCTGTGGCTGTGGTGTCGGTGACGGCGTCGACTGTTGCATTGACGTAGTCCTTCTGCTTGTCGGACAGGCCCCGGAACGAGGTCTGATACTCGATGGCCCCCGCCATCTCCATCGCCTGCAGGAACGCCTCCTGACGGATCACGGCCCGCTCGATGAAGGGCATGTCTTGCGGCAAGGTCGTCGCAAGATGCTCCCGAACGGCGCGGAACACCCGGAAGAAGCCCTCGGGATTGTAGCGGCGCAGGGGTCGCATGACGATGACCGAGCCATCCGGCAGCACAGCGCGAAACTTCTGGCCCGACATGAGCGAAGCTCGAATGTCGGCAGACGAGAACGGGGTGTTCTGGGTGTGGGTGTGGGTGAACGTGACCGCCCGGTCGTTCAGCCCCTTCGCAGGCGGCATGATCGCGTTGACCATGTCGTTCGTCCCGACGCCCAAGACCTCGCCGGTGGCCTCGTTGACGTGAGCGCCGACCTCGAAGCCACTCTCGGCCGACCACTCAAGCATGGACGCCTCAAGGGCTTCCAGGCCTTTGCCAACCTCAAGGCTGGACGCCAGGTTGCGATAGGGATTGCCCCCCTCGATGTCGAAGCCATCGGTTGCCGGCACCCGCTTGTAGACCTTCGCCGCCATCGCTTGGCGGCCAGCCTCCCGATTGGTGGGAACCCCCGCAGTGATTGCACCCATCATCGCAATGTCTGCGTCTTCGCCAGCATCGCGGCTCGCCTCATAGGCGGCGGTCGCGCGCTTGCGCGCGGCGGTGTCCGTCACGCCGCGGCGGGTAAGGGACCGCTCGACAATCGCCCGCTCGGCGGCCCTGTCCGGAGCCAGACGGATGGCTACCGCTTCTTCGGGATCCATGGCGGTGTCGAGCGCGTTGCGCGGACCGGCGGGCGCTGCCGCGCCCACCGGTCCTGATGCCTCACCCTCGGGCTGCAAACCCTCAGCTTCGGCGGATTGAGCCGTGGGCCCTGACGCCTCACCGCTCGCCGGGACCGCTACACCCTGAGCCTGCAGAACACGACGCGCTGCTTCCACCGCAGGTGTGGGCAGACCGCGCCGCGCCTCAAGATCGGCGATCTCGTCTGTGAGCCTATCAACATCCTCAGGAGATGTCGCGGCCCGTCTCTGGCGCTCGAGGCGCTTGATCTTCCCGTCGAGGCCGGCGTCCGGGCGAACGTCCGCCTCCGCCTCGGCGATGATTGCCTGCGCGCGCTCCGCGCGCAGCGCGGGCGCAAGGGTTTCCGGGAACTCAATCTCGGTCTGCCGCTCGATCGCACGCTCGCGCGCCGTGCTTTGGGCCGCACGGCGGCGTTGGGCCTCCGTCTGCCTTCCCTCCTGCTCGACAGCCTTCAGGGCTTGAGCAGGGGTCAGACCCTCCACCTTGACGCGAGCATCAATACGGGCCTGCTGCCGCTCGGCCAGAGCCTCATCCAGCTCTATGCGGGCCTGCGCTTTCCGCTCGGGGTTCGCCATCGCATCGAGGCGGGTCTGCAAACGATCGACCTGCCCCTCCGCCGCCTCAAGGCGGTTCACCACCTCCTCACCAACCTCGGGCGACAATGCCTTCTGCGGCTTGAGGCCGATCTGGGCCAGCCGGTCCATCGTCTCACGCCGGCGCTCCCGCTCCAGCGCCTCGCGCTCCTTGCGGACATCCTCCAAGGATTTGGGAGCACCTATGGTGCTGGCGATGGTGTCGATCCGGTCATCCAGTTGGCGGTTCACCTGAAGACGAAGATCTTCGATCACATCGTCCGCCGATCCATCCTCGGGCCGATCGGCCTCAAGCTGCCGAAGGTTGGCAGATCGCGTGCGCTCGACCAGGCCAATATCCTTCACGGCGGCCCGCAGCTTTTGCATTCCCTCTTTCGTCTTGACCAGCTCATCCAGCTCCGCAGGGCCAAGCCCCAGGGGCTCCAGTACCTTGGCTGCAACCTTGACCTCTTGGGCGGTCTTCTGGTTCGTGATCTTCTGCTGCATTGCGGAAGCCGTGCCTCCAGCAGCGCCACCCAGGCCAAAGCCCGACAATGCGGCAACAACCCCATCCCGGCCGAAGGTGTCGGCAATCCAGGGGCCGAGCGTATCCCAGTCCTCCTTCGTCATCTTCGACCGAAGCTCGGGGTTGAGGAATACCTCCTCAATGGCGGTGTCGATCACCTCCTGGCCGCCCTCGAGCACGCCCGTTTTCGTGCCCCCCGCCATGAACTGGCCGATCGCTGACCGCACACGCTCCGATGGTTTCGAGAGTTTGCCGAACAGAGACAGGGGTGTCGCCACAACCTCGAAGAGGCCGCGGATCAGCGACTGCCTGGTGTTGAGCTCATCAAGGTGCGGGTCTTCAGGGTCAAGCCCCTCCTCGATCATCCTGTCCTTGCCCATTGCCTTGTAGGCGGCAGAGGCCACCGTAAAACCGCCCAACGCCCCGCCGATGACAACAGCCGCCTTCCGACCTTTGCCGGGGACGGCATCCAGGGCTGCGTTCCACGCTTTGCGCTTGACCAGCGCCCTCACCTCCGGGCTGAGGGCATCCCACGCCTTGCCCGACAGCTTGCCGCTGGCGAAGGTCGCCAGAGTGGAGCCAGCGAGCTGCGGAGAAGACTGGACCAAAGCATCTCCAACCGTCTCGGCAATCGCCCGTGGCGCCCCGATCTCATCATCAGCTTCGCGCTGGGCCCGATCCGTCGCACGCTTGTCGACGGCCGCCCTCTGCGCTTCTGTCGGCCCGATGAAGTCGCCGATCGCGTTGCCTGCATCCTCAAGGACGTCAAGGCCGGTCACGTCCGCCGCAACCTCACTAAGGCCCGAAACCAGGTTGGACGCATAGTCGCGAGCCGCGGGAAAGAACTGACCAAGAGCGGAGGCTGGCTCGACGGGACCGGCCGGGGTGGCAGAAGGGTCCTGTGGCGGAGGCGTGGTTGCCGCCCCCACCATGCTGGTGGCCTCCTCGAGAGAATACCCCTGCCGGCCCAACTGAGCGATGAGCCTGGAGCGATCCTGCATCGTCATCGGCGGCTGAGGCTCGTTCAAGCCAGCGCCTGCGGGCTGGGTCCCGAACCCAAGGCCTGCCTGATCCATCGTCAACCTTCCTCTGGCAGGGCGTAGGGATTGGTGCTCCACGCCTCTTGGCTCTTGATGCCGAGATACCGCTCAGCCATGTCCTGGGCGGCGTCAAGGGTGAGGGTCGGGTCCATTGCCATCAGCCAGTCGACGTATTCCGTCACCTCCTGAAGCTTCTTGGGCATCCCGCCCTCCGTGCCAGCATCCTTGCGCGCTCTCAACTCCTCTAGCGCGAACTCTGCACGCCAGCGAGCGTCCTCGAGCATTGCATCCTGCTGCGCCGCAAGTGCAGCTTTTTCTTCGTCATTCGCTGCGGTGACGCTTCCAAGCCCAGCCTGAAGACCCTCCCCTATGGCCTGCCAGGTGTCGCCCTTCGAGGCCAGGAGCGTCGATCCGAAGGAGACGAGCGCCTCTGCAGCCTTGGCGCGCTCGGAGGCGTCCGTCATGCCGAGCTTGTCCCGCATCTGGCGATTGATCCAGTTCAGTTCTTCCTCTGCCGCCTCGGCGTCTTCAGCCAGACCCGCCGCCCCGCGCTCCCGCGACGTGTTGAGGTCCCCCACCGCACCCGGGGCGGGTCTGCCACTGGGGGTCGTGGGCATCTCGACAGCCGGCGCCCCAGCAGTCCCCATGCTCAACCCACCCGGGCCGCCAACGACCGAGCCGGGAGCCACAGCAGGCGCGGCAGGAGCGGCAGGCTGAGGCTCATCACCGTCAAGATCCAGAAGGCCGTAGGTCAGCCAATCCGCCCAGCCCCGCGGCTTCTCCTCAGGCTGCGCCTGACCTCTCGGATTGAGCACCTCATCGCCATCGACAAGGGAACTGACAGCAACGTCCACCGCCTCAGGATCGTCGATTGTGCTCGCATAGGCGGGGCCGAAGCCGAGCAGGGTTCCAACATCAGCCCATTGATCGCCCTGCCCACCCGGTTCGATCGTGGGGGGCTCTACGGGCGGAGGGGCTGCACCGGGCTCTTTCGGCGGCGCGCGCCCACGGGTCGGCTCGCCGGTCGGCGTCAGCCCCAGCATGGTGGCCATCTTCTGCCACTCCATGTCAGCACGGCGGAAGTCGGCAGCGTTTTCGTCAAGGAAGTCCCCAGGCATACCCTGCGGAGGCAGGACACTGATCGGCAAGTCGCTCGGCGCCATCGGTAGCTGCGGCAGGTTCGGCTTTGGCATCGGGCCAAGGCGAGGATCCTCGGGGATCATCGTGCCCATCTGAGGAGGCATCGGAGAGCCGGCGAACATCGGGAGGCCTGCCTCCATCCCGGCACCGGCCAGGTTGCCCTGCTGGATGTATTGCGCGATCGTCATGCTGCTGCCGTCGGGGTTCCGACCCAGGGCGCCAATCTCCTCAAGGCGCTTGAGGTCCTCCATCCCCGGCATCCCGTAAGCACTCACCCCGGTCCCGCCGCCAGATGACCCACCAAGGCCCTGGTCTACTGCGCGGGCATCAGCCGAAAAGGCCTCAAATTCCTCCCTGTCCCGAGCGACATCACCAGGAAGCGGACTTGCAACTGACGTATCAAGAGGGTCATTACCCAACAGCTCAGCACCCTGCCCACGCATGAACTCGCGATAAAGCGGGTCAGTGAATTCGCCAGCGCCACTAGCCTGCAGCGCCCCGATCCCCTTTCGGGCAAGCTCGTAGGGCTGCGCGGCTCGTTCATCCATGGGGGCAAGGACGTAGTCGAACCAATTAAGGGGGTTGGCCGCCGCAAGGCCGAAGTTGCCAGCGTCTTGGAGCCACTCGGGAGAGTTGTTGATCGCGTTGGATACCGGACTGGTCTTGTCCTGAAGCATAAGCTCCCAGCCCTCGCGGGCCGGTCCCGCAAGGTACTCCTCGTAGGGGTCCATGATGACCTTGTCATAAGCCCCGGCCATCGCATCCCAGGCGCGCTTTGGCAGCCCGTCCGGGACGAGTTCGGGCAACTCGCGGCCCGCATCCTTGGCGCGAGCATATTCACCCGCGCGCCGCACATACTCCATGAACGCCGGCTCAGCCCCAACGGCTGCAGCCGTGTTCTCCATGCCGGCATCCGTCATGGCCTGCATCCGAAGCCAGACGTCCTCGGCCTCCAGCTCGAGGTCGTACTTGTCGAGAGCGGGCTGCCCTCCCTCCTCGTAGATCCTCCGCCGCTCGGCCTCGATGGCCCGCTTGTCGTCAAGCGGAAGGACATCGTAGCCAGCCCCCGGAATGTCGGGCGCACCCTCGTAGGGTACGGGATTGTAATCAACGTCGATCAGCCCGCCACTCCCGGCCGCCGGCGCCGAAGGCGCAGCCTTGCGGCGTGGCGGCATGAAGTCGCTTTCGCCAAGAAGGGACGTGGGGCCGTAGGTCATGCCGGGAGCAGAGGCAGGCGGTCCACCCGCGTCGATTATGTCAGCCTCGGACAGCATGAGGGCAACACGCTCCGGGCCATAATAATCCCGCAGGAAGTTCGCCTCATCCGCCGTGATCTGTCCGGTTTCCATCAAGCGGCCAGAAATCTCGCGCGCTGCCTGGCCCTCAGGGTCAGACGCTACGTCCTCAGTGATCCAGTCCTTCGCCTTGTCAGCCAGGTAGAGACCGCCGAGCGCAAGAACCCCACCCTTGGCCCCCGCCTTTACCTTGCCGGTCCGAGCCGCCCGGGCCTCGGCCTTCTTCTTGTTCGCATTGTTGAGCTTGTCGCTCTGCTGCTTGTAGGTCAGCTTCTGGTCTTCATCAGCAAGGCGCTGGGCCTCTTTGGCATAGTCAACGGAATTGACCGACAGGATCCGATCGCGCTCGGCATCGAGTGCCGTTCCGGCATCAACAACCATCTTGTCAGCCGCCCTGCGATCGGTGGGCCGCAAAGCCTCCGCTGCTGCAATCTTCCGGTCGTAATCAGCCTGAGCAGCGGCGACCGCGTCCGCTTGAGCCTGGCCCACACCGGAAAGCTTCTCCCGCCCAGCCTCAACCTCCGTCCTGCCCTTTGCTGCCCGCTCCTGCATTTCGGAAAGGGTCGAGCGAGCCTCCTTAAACGGCGCAGTCCGCAGGCCGGGGACGCCCTGCCACGCAGGCAGGCTCGGAAACGCGGTGCGAATGTCCTTGGCCCTGATCTTCCCCTCGGGAATGGGCGGCAGCTTCACACTGTCGAGGTTGCCTTTTTTCTTCGGGGGCGGTGGCGCACCCTCATTCAGCCCGGCACTGCCAGAGGAAGGCGCAGCCTTCACATAGCCTTGAGCCGCAAGCTTGGCGTCAAGCTCCGCCTGCTGCCTGACCAGATCGTCAAGGCTCTCATCCATGAAGCTCAGGTTGAGCCGCCGCGCCGCATTTCCATCAGCCATGCCGACCTCCCTTTACAGCAGTCCTGCGCCGATCTCGAAAAGGCGCGATGCACGGTCGAACTTGTTCGGCGCAGCCTCCTGAACCGGAGCCTGAGGCTGCTCGATGGGCTTCTTGGGCGTCTTGATCCCCATCATCTGGTTCATGAACATCTGCATCAGCCCCATCATCGGCGACATGCTCGATGCTGGCTTCTCAGCCTCGCCAATCCCGGCCTGCGGGTTGGGTTGCGGCCTCAGACTGGAGACAAGGCCAGGGTCGTCCACCAGCCCCGCTGAAGCCTGCGGCGGCGTAGCCGCCGCCATCGCCGGCTTGACAACAGTGCCGGTGTTCGCCCAGGTCCCCGCATTGCTCGTGGGCATCGGTATCTTGCCGGGAGGCGCGTTTGCCGGGTTCTGGAAGCGCAGCATGGGCTGACCCGCGCCCTTTTGCGCCGCGTACAGCTCTGCCAACTGCCTCGACTGCGTTGTGGTCGGTCGCGACCCGAAGCTCAAGCCCGCCATTCCAGCCATGTCCGTCCCCCTACGCCAGTAGCGTTGCTGCAATCTCGAACAGCCGTGACGCACGATCCATGCGATCCCCAACCGTCGGCTCGTTCAGTCCTTCTTCCGCTACAGGAGCGCCCATGGACAATCCAGCACCGGTCCGCGGCGGGTAGTCAAGCCCAGCCGCCGCGCCATCCATCGCCGGCCCACCACCAGAGCGCGCCCAGGACGGCTCAATGTGCCAGTTCTCATAGGACATGGGGTAGACCATGCCGTAGTCGTCAGCGTTCTCGTGCGCCCACTGGCGGGCCGCATCGCTGCCATAGCGGAAGTCGATCGCCAGCCCCTTGTTGTGGTAGGACCGGCCCGGCGGAGCGACCATCTTCCCGCTCTTGTCCGACGCCTCCCACAACTCGCGCTGCCGCTCGGGCGAGCGGTAGGCCGACATGATCATCAGGTCCTTGCGAAGCTCCTCGGGTGCTGCGCCATAGAACTGCTGCAGCATGGCAACGAAGCGAGGGTCGAGGTTGCGCGCGTCCGACCTCGTGGCCCCATCCACCGCATGCTGCCAAATGTCGTAGGGCTCCATCAGGCCGCCTCCAGGCCTGCGTTGCTCCTTGTCCGGTCGTCGAGTTCCTTCACCGCAGCGACGACCGTGGCCAGAACCGCATAGGGCTCGACCACCTTCACCCCATCTTCGGTCTCGCGGACAGCACCGACGATGCCCGCACGCTCGAGGTCCTGCGCCATCAGGCCGGTCGTCTCGTCGCGCGTGTGGCCGTAGCCCTCCTTGTAGCGGTAGCGGTAGGCCTCAAGGTCACGCAGCTTGTCGAGTGCGTCGTGCTCGACCTCGATGTCCTCCTTGACGCGCTCGTCCGAGAAGGCCGCCCAGATCCCGGCCGCCGTCGAAGCCGCACCAAGAACCTGCGACGCCACGCTCTTGCCCGGCTGCTGGCCGGTAGCCGTCCCGCCACCGGTCGAGGGTAGCTGACGCGAGGAGTTGAACATGTCCGCATACCAGCTGAGCGCATCCCGCGGGGCCTCGCGCTGCGCGTCGAGCCGCTTTTGGTTGATGTCCCTGTTCATCGCGCCATAGGTGCTCTGGAACTGCGATGTCTTGCTTGCCGCATCGAGGCCCGAGCCCGCCAGGCTCTCCAGCGCTGCTGCCTCGTTGAGCCCCATCTCCGACCCGAAGCGGAATGCATCATCCCTGAGCTTGGCCTCCATCTGGGCACGGTCCATGCCGTGCAGCTGACCCCCAAGCGCGTCTGCAACTGCGGCCCGCGTCCCGCCAATCCCGCCGATCGCAGCCTCGGAAGCCCCGCGCGCAGCCATATCCCGGGCATAGTTGCGGTCCATCCCGGCCAGCGTCGTGTCAACCACGTCATCGGTGTACTCTGACATGTACTGATCGCCACCGATCGACTTGCGCGCCTGATCCAGGAGCGATTGGCTCTGCTGCCCCTCGCGCAACATGCGCTCGACGGCCGCCGTCTCGCTGTTCGACATGTTGGCAATCTGCTGGGGGTTCTTCGACAGCCACTCGGCAACCTTGGAGGAACTGTCCAAGAGCGCGCTGCCGGTGGCCGCGTCATCCTTGTAGTAGTCCATCGCCCAGTCCGGCAGGCCGGAATACGGGTCAGTCTTCTGCGTGGTGGTCTGCGTCTTGGGGCTGCCCATCTGTCGTCTCCATCGCTCAGGCGCGCGCCGTGCAATACCCGATGCGCTCGTTCCTGGTCCGGAAGAACAGGGCGCGCTGCCCCTTCTTCATGCCAGCATCAGACGTCATGACGCGATAGACCTCGCGCCCTATGCGGATCGCAGGAACGCCAGGCATCCCCACAATGTCGATCACCCAGGTCAGCGGGCCATCCTCGAAGAACGCGCCCGCACTCACCGCCACATGCGGCGGAGACAGGGGGCGGCACCAGATCACGAAGGCCGTGCCATCACAGATCAGCCGAGCCTTGCCTGCGGCAATGGCCGGGCGCATGACCCGGCCATTCCAGTCGTCCGGCAGGAGAGCGGCATAGGCAGGTTGCGACCGGACAATCTCGAGGATCGCCTCTGCCACATCCACGCCTGATCCCGCATCCAGCATCAGTCCCCCGCAACCGAAGCGTCATCGAGCGGGAAGCCCTCGATGCCGACGCTCGCCTGCCCCAGCGTGGCGGCTACGCCGCGCAGGGCGATGGGGCGGTCACGGCCATAAGCCACAGCCGGCGTCACCGCCGTCACGCCACCAGGAACCACCGCCGCCGCAGCGCGGAGGATGACCTCGGGCAGGCCACGGAAGGCAGGCAGCACCACGGCCACCGTGCCACCCGCAGGCGCGATGATGCCGAGGGTGTTGGTGACGAGGAAGTTGGCCGGCAGCATGCCGATCACCACGTCGTTCGCGCCCAGATCAACCGCCCGGCACTGGATCACGCCGCGCAGCGTCATGCGGGCAATGTTCTTGGGCAGTCCTGCCGCGTCCGGAACGGAGCCGGGACGACCGCAGGTCGTCCGCATCAGGCCCTGGAAGGTATTGCGTGCCATGGTTCAGGCCCTCCGCTTGATGAAGAAGTTGATGTGCCCGTTCAGGGCAAGGTAGATCGACCGCACCTCGAGGTCATCCGGCAGCTGATCCCAGGGATCAGGCTTGAAGGCCAGCGCCTGCTCGTAGGCCGTCTCCTGGCCACGAACACCCGCATAGACATCGGTCTCTGCGGCCAGCCCATCAGCGTCCGTCGCCTTGGCGTGGTATTCACCCTCGGCGGCATAGGTGTGGGCCGTGTTGCGACCATCGGCCGGGGTGTGCGTCTGCCCATCGCCAAAGTCGAATGTCGCCGGCTCCTTGCCGCCAACCGCCTTGAAGTGCCACTTGAGAGGATCAGTCTCGTCCTGCCTCGTCTCGAGCGTCATGATCTCGCTCGCGGTCGGCTCGACCGGCAGGCCCGCCTGATCCGCCGCGGGTGCCTCCTTCGTCGTCGGGGTTTTCGCCATTCTCTCCCTCCTCTTGGTTCGGCACAAAGGCCGTGGGATGCGGCAAGCATATCACCGCTTGCCGGAAACGTCAGCCTCCACGTCAACAGGCGCAAAGGCGATGTGCGTGCGGATGTCCTTGGCCGCCAGAACCAGCTGGATGACCTTCCCGCCGGACCTCAACTCGCGCAGCATCTGCCCCACCGGCCGCTGATCGAAGTCCAGGACAGGATCCTCCGCCAAGTCCAGCTTGCCGTAGCTCTGCACCGCCACATAGAGCTGGTCAGCGCCAAGCTCAGCCCCGGGAATGGTGGCAGTCGTGTGCGAAACGACGATGTTGCGGGTCCGAAGGCTCTCAAGCGTGGTGTCACTGGGCGCGATCCAGTTCGTCATCAGGAAGAACGAGAACGGCTCCGGCCTGATAGGCTCAGACCTGGAAGGGATGACCGGGAACACGCGCGGGTCCTTGAACGGCACCGGAGGATGGAACGGGGCGGGCGGGTTCTTCGGCATCGTGATGCTGGGCAGCAGCGCCTCCCGAATGTCGTAGAAGTAGACCTGCCCCGACTGGTCCAGCCCGATCGTGGGCCGGTCCCCATGCGCGTCCGTCATCGAGATGCGGTCAAGCGCGAAGGAATACCAGGCATCCTCCATGTAGTTGTAGACCAGCTCACGGAAGAAGCCGTCCTTGTCGGGATAGTGCAGGATCACCTCGCCGTTCTCGATGTCCGAGGACATGAAGCACAGGTCCAGGTCCTCGTCCGAGATGATCTCCGTGCTGACGTGCCGCATCGGGTTCATCACCTGGCGACCGCCACCTCCGTCGAAGAAGTTCAGCGTGCGCGTCTGGTCGAACCACCACAGGCGACCGTCACTCTCCACCCAGGCATGGCTCGACAGGATCCCGCGCAAGGAGACGACAGACTTCGTGAAGACGTAGAGGTCGTTGCGCGGCGCAAGCAGGATGGCGCGCGTGTCCGTCCAGACCATGAAGCCGAACTGCGTCGAAGCCCCGCCCCTGATCTCGCTGCCCTCATCGAGCAGGAACTCACCCGAGGCGTTCAGATCGCTTGGCGTCCAGTCCTCAAAGCCGAACGGGCCTCCCGGCCCGCCCGACGATGATGGGTCAGTGCGCCTGGCCGACCAGCGAACGACCATCTTCGGGCTGTCCCCCGCGAAGCCGTCCGTCCCCGCCTGGATCAGGATACCCGCCACGATGCCCCCGCCCATCGACCCCTCGGGGGCGTTGGGCAGCAGGCTGACAGTCAGCGTCTCCCGGTTGACCACATAGGTCTTGCCGTTGAAGTTCGACCGCCCGCAGATGACCTCGGTCTCCGTCGCGGCAAACCACCAGCGCCCGTACCCACCCGCCTGCGGCGTGGGTACCGTGACACGAACGCCGTTATCCCACCGCAAGATCGTCAGCTGGTCGCCGTGGCCGAGCATCAGGAAGTTGGCATCGCCGTAGAGCGTTGCAGTCTTCTCGACCGCGGGAAACACCACTGGCTCACCCGTGTCCCGGGCATAGGCCTTGATGTAGAGGCCGATGGTCTCAGGCATGCCCATCCGGAACCGGATGTTCTCGCCGTAGAACCAGAACGGCTCGGGAGCGACAGGCGGCAGGTCGGTGCGGTAACCCGGCGGGCAAGCGACCTTCATCTGTCCTCACTCCGCCGGCAGCTGCTGGCCTGCATCATGCGTGGGCGTGACATCCTTGGCAAGCCGACCCCACGATGGCAGGTGATCGCGCCCCAAGGCGGCGGGCTTGATGTTGTTGGCCTCGGCCATCGCCTCGACCTCCTCGCGCAGCTTGCGAAGCTCGACGATGCCAGACAGCACCGAGTGCCGGGCCAGCGCCTCCTGCACAAACTTCAGCTGGTCGAAGGTCATGTCACCCTCGATCGCCAGGAGCAGCACCTGCTTCGAGATTTGCGCCACGTCATCAAGCGTCTCGAGCGCCTGCACCAGCGGAGCCATCAGCCCCTTCGGCATCCGGTTGCCATGCTCCTCAGCCAGGCGCTCGATGATCCACCGGCTGGTTGGCACGTCGCCCTTCTTCAGCGCCTTGGCCACGTTCGTGTGCGCCTGGCCAAGCATCTCGTCGAGCTTGTTCCTGACGCGCATCGTCTTGCCCGGGCTGTCGGTTCTGCCCTTCGGGCGGCCGCCCTTCGGCGGAGGGTTGGAGCCATCCGGCCCGGTCCATGACTTTGCGGGTTTGGGGTTTGCCATCGTGTCACCCTGCCTTGCGAAGCTGAACCACGTTCCTCGCACGGAAGAGCGCGGTCAAGACTGCCGGCACATCAAGCGCAGGCCACTCGGCGATCAGATGCTCGCGCCAGTCATCGCCGGTCGTGTGAGGCCCGATCATCCGCACCCTGCCGTTCGGACTGCCAACCAGGTAGGCGCAGGGCACCCCGGCCGCATCAAGACCCTGGCCGAAGGCAGGCTGTCCCTTGCGAAGGTCGGGCTTGGCGTTCGGACCGGCAACCTTGAGCTCCATCCATGCCTGACCCCAGCCACGGTGCGCGAGGAAGGTGTCGTAGGTTCCGAGGTTCCCGCTCGCATCCTCAATCCGGCGGACGAACCAGCCAGTCGGCATGCCGCGTCGGATCTGTGCCCAGAACTCAGCTTCCCTCACCGCCTGCCCTCGCGCGCCTGCTTCTTGTCGCTCAGCTTGTGCTGCACCTTGCCCAGCTTGATGCCAATGCCGTCGAGCCGCTTCTTGCTAGCCCTCGTCTCGGAAGACAGGTGGTCTGCCTTGGCGATCAGGGCCTTCATGTCGGGCTTGCCGGTGCTGCCACCCATCACTTGGACCCTTTCGTCTTGGCGGGAGCCTTCGGCTTGGGCTTCTTGACCGGGAGAAGCGACATCACCTTGCCCATGCCCTTCCCGGACAGAGAGAGCGCACCTTTCGTCAGCTTGCTGGTCATCACTTGCCCGCCTTCAACTTGCCAGACTTGCCGTGAAGTTTGTCCCCGATGCCGGTGAGGGCTTTGGTGGTCCTCACCATTTTATCAACTTTTGCCCGGCGTGCTGCCTTCACAGACGCATCGTAACCGGACAAAGCCAGTGCCGTTTTCGGGGCTGCCGCCTTCAGCACACCCATCGCAGTTGCATATCCCGGATCACCTTTCTTCGCCATCACTTGCCACCCTTCGGCTTGATGCAGTCGCGGCCGGCCCCGGCAGGGCCAGCCTTTACCTTGTCGCGGCCAGCACCAGCTCCGCTGGACTTGCCCGCCTTCATCTGCTTGCCCACCTTCGGCGTCACACCCATGCGGAGACCGAAGGCAGACGACCTGGCGAGCGCGCTCATCTCGGAGTATTCGCCTTCGGCTTCGACTTCGACAGGTTCGCCAGGCGACTGTCGGGCTTGAGCGTGCCCTTCATCGGAAGGTCGGGCGCCGACTTCGGCAGGCGCGAGCGGCTCAGCGCCTGGACAGGCTTGCCGGGCATGCGCGAGGTGGACTTGGACTTCATGGGAGTTCCTTTCGGTTCGCGATGGAGGTGCGTTCTCGGTCGTGTGCCGACACGATACCAACGCCGTGCGAAAAAAGCCACCACCCTTGCGGGCAGTGGCCTTGGTCGAAGTCAACGGGTGGTGCAGGTCAGGTCTCTGACCTCAGTTGCCGCAGAAGCCGAGCAGGGTGTCGACCATTCCACATTCCGGTCCGTAGGACAGGACGATGTAGAGGCCGAGAGCCAGCGAGGCGTTCAGTGCGAACGTGCCGAGGGTGATGAGCTTGATAGACATGGGTTTTCTCCAGTTGGGTTTCATTTCCTATGGGGACCCCGCCGTCGAAAAGACGCCCAGCCACGAGGGCTAGGCATCCGTTGGTCACAAGGCAACGAGTTTCGCTGCCATGTCTTTCTGGGTCTGGACCTTGGTCTTGGCGATGCGGCGGCTGTACCACCATGCGCTCAGCTTGAGCGTGGTGATGGAACCGATGGCGAGGCCAGCGACGAAGGCGATCAGGTGCAGGTCGAACATGGTGTTTCTCCAGTTGGGGTTGATGTTTCCTCATGGGGACCACGGATCCCAAGGTAGCCCGTAAGTTTACACTAATCACGTCAGCTAGATAGGCCGGCGCGGCTGCGCCGCGCTGCGGCGTCGGGTCGTTTTACCAATCATTAGCTTTTATCAATAGGTTACGGGGTCCCCATAGGAAGCAATCCGCTTTCGACACAAGAGGAGCGTTCCAATGGAACACACGCTTGCCGCCATCGCCAACGCATCGCTGACAATCAGCGCGCCGACCGTGATCACCGTCACCGCACTCGCGGGGCTCATTGGACTGTCCATGTATGTGGGCAGGAAGCTGACCCTGCAGCGGACGTCGATCAACTGGTTCAAGCGCTACAAGAACGCGAAGTGACCTGATGGTCCAGGGCGTCCGCATCACGCGGACGCTCCTTTTTTCGGTGCCAATATTTTGGCACTTCCCTAGGAAGCTCGCGTGTACGCGCGTATACGCGTGCGTACATACACGCGAACTCTTTGAGTAAGTGCCAAAACTTTGGCACTCAATTTTCCACTCCCAGCATCCCGTCCAGGAACTCCTTTTCGTCTCCATGCAGCTTCCACGAGCGAAGTTCGCTCTCCCACCGCCGGGCTTCCGTCTTCGTGAGGTCGCGGTCTTTTATCTTTCGCATCAGGATGTTGCCCATGAGCGTGCGCCCTTCTTCGGTGAGCGAACGCTGACGGATGTATCGGTCGGTGTTGGATTTGGTGATCGTCAATCCCTTCTCGTGGAGCAGGGATCCGATGTTCTTGCGCGCCGGGGCTTCGTTCCGCAGCGCCCATTCGTTGTAGACTGCCACGGCATCGCGCAGGTTCAGGCCTGGCTGGACGTGTTCATCCTCTTCGGTGCAATCGTCGATGAAGCGCCGGATGACATCCTGCTCGCGCAGATAGTCCTTGGAGGCTGTTTCGACGGCCGCGCAGGACTTGAGGTTTTCGGCTTGCACGCGCATGGCGCCCTCGATCATCCACCGAAGGATGCCTGGCCCTTCATTGGCGACGAGGTCATCCTTAAGGTCTTGCTTTTCCTTGCCCTCGTGACCGGGCCCGGCGAACGTGTGCGGCCAGATGAGGAGGCGCAGGCGGCGGGCGAGGGCGTTGTCCACCGTATTGACGGGCAACTTGTGATTGGCCTCCATCACGAGGAGGCCTTTCGGGTCGAACGTGAGGGCGGCCTGGTACTTCATGTCGGCGGTGATCTTGTTCCCGCCTGTCCATTCCTTGACCCGGCCCATATCCCAGACCTCGTTCTCATCTGGTTCCGAGGCGACGACCAGGCGCTTGCCGCGCAGGCGGGCGAGGACTTGCAGGTGGCCCCGGTAGCCTGCCTTTCCGGCTGGCATGGTGAAGGTCCCGGCCTGTGCGACGGTGGCATACTCATCGAGGATGCGGAGCATGATCCCGGTGAAGACCGACTTTCCGTTACCGCCGGTGCCGTGGAAGAACACGAAATGGTTTCCGGTCTGGCGTCCGATCAGGGCTTCGCCGGCCACCTTCTGGAGCCAGTCGATGGCCTCTTCCTGCCCTTCGTGCGCCTCGCGCAGGAAGCTGAGGAACCTGGGGCATTCGGCGGTGGTGGCGGGGCTGCAGGCGGTGAGCATGGTGATGCGTTTGGCGGGATCGGGGGGCAGGATGGCTCCGGTGGCGAGGTCGACGTAGCCTTCGGGAGTGCCGAGGAGCAGGTCTTGGGTGTCGAAGTCATCGGCGTGACGGGCCATGAGCACGGAGGCTGCTGCGACCTCGAGGGAGCCGCGATTGAACGAGGCTGACCCCACCGCCTTGTACGAGCGGGGATCGCGGACACGCAGGGTTTCCGTGAAGTGGATCATGCGGTTGAAGGCATACTCGCGCTTGTCGATCTCCCAGCGCATGCCGGTCCAGCGGAGCCATTGCCCGATGCCGTGGTCGTAGCAGAACTCGTCCGCGTATTCCTGCGCCCAGGCCAGCCCGATGCGGACCTGCAGGGGTTCCAGGTTTGCCACCCTGGTCTGGGTCGCCAGTTCTTCGCTGACCTCGGCAGTCAGTGGCACGATTGTCGGTCGCCGCGGCCCCCGTTCGTCAGTCATTCTGTCCCTCGCTTTCCCGGATCATGTCGAAGAAGGTCTTGCGCGTTGCGGGCGCCGACCGGTTCCATGTGTCGGCCAGCTTCCAGAGCTTGGCCTCTTCTGTGGTGGTGGGATCATCCTTGCGGGTCCACTTGTCCCGCGCGCCGTTGATCATGACGCAAAGCTGCTCGAAGGTTTCGGCTGGCTGGTGGCCGGCCCATGTCCACTGGAAGGTGAAGCGCAGGATCTCCGCGTCCGACCATCCTGATCCCACGAGGTGGGCGATGATGTCGCGGACCGGATCGTGCCAGGTGACGCCCTGCTCGATGAGGTCGCGCATGGCCATGATTTCGGTGGGGCACTTGCCGTCCTTGAGGTCCACGATGGCGCGGCGGAGCCGCGCTGCGGGGGGTTCTGGGGGTAACCCCCAGTCCTCCTTCTCGATGAGCCTCTCAAACCTGTAGCCGGGCGATGGAGGAATAAGGATATACCCTCCGTTGTTCCGGCAATCGACCCCCATCGCCCAGACATTGGCTGATGACTTGATGTCCTCGCGATACCGACACAGGAAATGCAAGCCGCCGCTCTGTGTTCGGGATACGGTTGAGGCGAGCAGGTTCTTGCGGTTGTCGTCCAGCCATTCCATCGCGGATGCCCGGTGGGGCTTGCCCCTCCCGCAATCTACATCCACCACTGTGACCTGATTGATCTTTCCGGTGGGCATGCCGACGCCAGTGACGCGAGGGTGGGAGAAGAGGGCGACCACTTCGTCCTCGTCGGTCGTGGCGGCATGCAGGCCGTCCCTGCCAGTGGGGCTCTTGCCCTTTTCCCAGACGGGCACCTTGCCTGCGACCGGGAAGATGGCCACACCATCGCCAGCGAGGCGGAGGGCTGCGTCAAGCAGGTTGCTCATCCCTCCGCCCTCCGCTTCAGGATGACAGCCTGCGCCTCCTCCTCGGTGTCGTAGGTGCCCAGGTTGTGCCTGACTGTCCCGATCCTCACGCGCGCAGACCACCGGCCATTGCGTCGCCTCTCGGGCTTTGCGGCGGGGGTGTTCATGGCGTTCTGCTGGTGAGTAACGTCAGCCAGGTTCAGCCATCTGTTATTGGCCTTGACCCTGTCGCCGTGATCGACCTGACCCACGGGCCACTCGCCCGTCATCCAGAGCCAGACAATCCTATGGACGTAGTAGAGGCGGCCATAGAGCCGCACTGCGCGGTAACCGATCGGCATGGTGTACCCAGCCTCGTCTCCCGCCTTTACTTTCCCGCGAGACATCTTCCACGTCAGGATGCCGGTGTCTGGATCGTAGTCGAACCACGCTCGAACGCTGGCTGTATTGACAATCTGATCTTGTATCGTCTGCGCGCTGCCGCTATCTTGAGGCATGACCTGATGCCTCCCACAGCATATTGGTCAAGGGACTGGCTGGTCCTTGCATGGAAACCCCTCTGGTTGGTAATCTACCCTTGCGCCCCCTCGACAGGGCGCAAGGGCACTATGCGTCAGCCGGGTCTGCCTGTCGAGGGGGTCTGCCCTTAATATTGACAAGGAGAGAACCATGGCACCGAAGCCTGACGACCTGGACGAGCTTGATGGTGACGACCTGCCTGACGAGGAAGAGGAGTTCCTCGAGCAGATGGGGCTGGGAGCGGATGGCACGCGGATGCAGCTTGGGGACACGGACCTGACGGGTCGTCCGTGGGAGCCGGATCGGGCTGACGATGAGTGAGGTTCCGGCCGGAGAGGAGCTGATCCCCACGCTGGAGGAGGCGCTGAACACCGTGGCCCAGGCGCTGCCCGGGCTGGGCCTGACCACCTTCCAGGAGAAGTACATCTCGATGGTCCTGGTCTACGAGCAGGTACAGCTGAGCGAGGGGTGGGTGGCCGAATGGATCACCGACATGGCCGGGGCCAGCGCTGGCCTGCCGGAGGATGATCAGGGGTCCCCATAGGAAACCAAGCCAATCCCGAGGACCGGAGAGGGCTCGTTACCTTGCCGGCCCGCGGCGAAGGTAGGTTTTTTTCAGACATCCGGGGTCCCCATAGGAATACACGGCCTCGCCCGGCATGCCGCAAGGCATCGCTTGGTAGTCCCGCAAGGGGCAGGTCTGAAAGACATTTGATCCTGGCTTCGGCCGGGCGACGGTGAATGGAGGATCCAGGCCGGAAACATGCCGCAAGGCATCGTTTTTTCGCCTCGATAATCCGGGGTCCCCATAGGAACGACCGATGCTGCCCTTGATGGGCAGATGGATCGCCACGACATGAGAGGAAAAGCACTCCCTGCGGGGATGCAACATGGAAAACGTGGAGAGGTACCACCCGCACGCTGAGAAACGGCGGCTCGATGAGACAGGTCAAATCTGTCGTTCTTTTTTCCGCTTAAATAATCCGGGGTCCCCATAGGAAGAACGAGACAACCCGTTCTCAACTGCGCCTGCTGTCAAGCATGCGAAGGAAGAAGTGAAAACCGACAGAGATCGGGCCGTGACAGGCTCTGGAGAAGGTCGGCGGAAGCTTCGCAGTTGATGGCACGTCCGCGCAAAGCCTTACCTGTTCGCACAGGTCTGGACGACCGTGAGTTCTTTTTTTTTGCGGGGTCCCCATAGGGATGCAGTTAACGCTGCCCTGTCTGATGAAAGACGACGACATTGATAGTCAGACTACCTACACCTACCCATCTCAGGGGGACGGTGGAGGCTGAGAGCCTAGGGTGCGGGGCCGACGCACCAAGATCGCATTCGTCACCGATTGGCACCCTAACGGGTGCTTTTTTTCTTGCGCGGGGTCCCCATAGGAAACCAATCACGACCAAGGAGAACAACTATGGAAGGAGAGTGGAAACTTTACCTATGGAGCAATGAAGAGCACAATCTTCTGAAGCCAGGCATTACAACGCGAGCTGCCAAGAAACGCTTGCCTGAATACCTCAAGGAACATCCTGAACTTCCCCGCAAGGGATGGCTACTACAGACCGAAATCCCTTTGGGGACGACACTTCGCATCACCGCAACCCTCATTGAGATTGCGGTGAAGGCGGTGCTGATCGTCGCCGGGGCAACCGGCGTGGTCGCTGTCGCTGGGGCGAAAGGAATACATGAGGTCTTCAGGTGGAGACGTGACGTGGCGCTGGCTAAAAAGCTGGTTGAAGATGAAGTAGCCTTGCATCTGAAGGATAAGGCCAAACCCGCCAAGAAGCTCGCAAGAGCGTGAAGTCCACCGCCCCTTCGGGGGCGGCTTTTCGCGCGGGGTCCCCGTTGGGAGTAACCCCAAGCGCAAGAGAGGAGAGCACATGCTCACGAGCTACATCCGCCAAACTGAGATGCAGGACATTCAGCATCTCTCAACTGCGGACTTGCGACAAC